GTGTATAACGCTCCATTCCATGTCTCTTGTCCCCGGCCATGTAGTAAAAGCATTATGTCATTTATTAATTCCCACACAGTGCGTTGTTCTATTCCACGAACTCTGATCTGCACTGATGGGTAATAATATCCAGAATCTTCTTCCTTCCCTCCTAATGTAAGTTGAGGGGGTCTGCCATAAGTATCAAATATTGTAACTGTTTCCTTTGGCTTGGTGGGCTCCACTCCTATAAATAGATTGGTTGCAAAGATAAGTCCTAAAGAACTTTCCGCTTCCAACATGTCTTTTATATCTTCCGATGGCATATTCATTTTATAGGTACTTTTGAAGTTTGTCTAATTATCTCTACTATTTTACCATGGTTTCTATCTATTGCTTCCTGAAACCATTTTGGACCTGCTGCAGGACTTCTACTTGTAAAATGAGCGCCTAAATGCTCATGAATCCACATAGCATAATTAGCACTATAACCCATTACGACTGTAGCCTTCTTTGGATTTGCTGCAGACATTCCAGAAGCTTCTGCTGTCGCCGCTTGATGCCATGCTTGGAATTGAGCAGTAGAAATACGCCTTACAGGATTATTTCTAAATTTTCCAGTATATTTATCATTTGGATCTTTGGCAACTCCTTTTGACCAAGTAACAAACCAACTTGCTCGTAAATTTCCAAAATCAAGTGGAGTAGCAGCTGTCTCCTTTTCTGTTACATTTCGTATAAAAAAGGCAGCATTAACCAAACCTCTTTCAGAAGACTTCTTTATAGTAATAATAGCCCTATTAAGATTATTCATCACTTGTTCAAATCCTTCCACATTGGTATTTGGAAATTTCTTCATATACCAAGAACGTGGCTTCTTTAAAGGTCCATATAACTTTGGCATCTTCTTTTATCTTAAAAATGGTGTTAAAAATGCTTTCCTTAAAAATACTGTAGGATTTACCATAGATGGGGTCTTCTCAAATCGTTTAATAATGTAAGCCTTGTCAACTTCCTTAGGATCAATGTAATCATTAGAATCCAAATCCAAGTCAGCTAAAGTGCCAAGATACAAATAACCTTCCTCATCTACATCCTGTTTTACAAAAACTATTGATCTTGATAACATTAATCCGCCAGTAACTTCTCCACCAACTTGGCTACCCAGAAATTGTTCCTTATCCTCCCAACGACAAACAACCTCTATTGGTGCTGCAAAAGTGTTTCCACCATAACCATCAGGAGTAGGAGTCCCCCAATATACGGCAGTTTGAGCATACGTGTTTTCTATAATATCCATTAAACTCATATATCCTCCTTCCTTGCCGGAACGGCATAAATCACAGCCTTCATCTTTCCAGCCTTTGCCAATAAACCTGAAGTATCATATTGCAATGCCATAGCACCGTATGGGGTGGCTCCTATCCCTACCCCAGTTTTAGTAGATGTAGAATACTCAACCTCAGCATCACCAATCTTTTCTCTCTTAACCACTTGTTGCTGTTGATAACCAGTAGAGATTATTAAATGAGCAACAAACCATCGTTCTATTTCCCGTCTTTGTATTACACTTAATGTCATGTCATCAGCAAACACTTTATTCAAATATATATGAGCTGACAACACAAATGGGTCTATTTGTTCATCCGTCAAGGTACAACCATTAATAATTTCCCTGACTTCACTTCCTGTGATTAATGCCATTTTACTTTCCTCCTACTTTTATTTAACATTGGGTCTATTGTCTCTACAATTTTACTACTCCACTCTAAACCTAACCATTCTAAGGTTTCATAAATCTGTTGGTAATCACCAGTTACCATTCTCTCAGGCCAAACAACTCTACAATTAACTCCTGACTCAATCATATTTACAAATCGCTTCTCATACTGATGAATCCACCAACGCCATCCTTGTTCTTCATTTGTAACATTAATTAACTTCAGATTATTTGGATCCTTGAACATCTTCATAAATCCAGTTTTGCAGCATGATTCTACTATATCACCTGTCCTTCTTCTTACAATTATCCAACGAGCATTTGGAAATGCATAATACCATACTGGCCACATTTGTCCAAGTTTTGAACTTTTACATAACCAAGGTCCATCTCTGTAACCTTGTGATTTTAAAAGAGCAAGTACTTGAGCATTCCAATCAACAGGGATACTCAAATCTTTTAGATCAGGGAATAAAGTATTCTTACGAGTATTTAAAAATTGATCCATCATAAGAACCATTCCAATATTTTCATACATCGTTGATACCGTTCCAGTATGAACTCCACAGATATCAAATATCTTTGCTATCAGTGTTGCTCCTGATCTCTCAACGCCCGTTACAAATATTGGTTGGTTCATAAGTAGTATTTATAATCTTCACCAATTAACTCTTTTAATTTTGCAAAATCAGGATCAGGAGCCATTCTAATCTCTGCTCTGTGACCCATTCCAATACCGGTTCTCCCTGGTAATCCTTTTATTCCTATTGCTAAATCTCTCCCATCAAATAAATTTACTTTAGTCTTGAAGGATCCAGCAAACACTCTAAATAGATGAGAATCAACAAAGTTGGTTCTTCTCTTGCATACCTCTTCGAATGTTGGAATCACACTCTTTTGAAAGGCTGTTTGAAATAGGCTTGCATGATGGTGATTTCCATTACGCATCCAACAGCGAACCACCGGATTATAATAGACGGTGCATACTTGTCCTATTAGTTCAAACCCTTTCATTTTCTTAACCATCACCCTCAAGTAATATGGTGTATAGTAATCATCATCTTCAATTATGAAAACAGTATCCACTTCTGGATTACCTTTCACTTCTTCTAACCCACACAATAAATTACGCACCTGTGTATTCTGTCCAGGTTCCCATAAAGGTTTAGGGTAGATTTTTTTAATCTCCCACCCCTTTCGAAAATCAGAAGAAATATGATCAGTAGTAACCGGTTCAACATCATCCACAATTACCCAAAGGACTTTCCCTTCATAATCCTGATTCGTCATGAATTCAGCACAAAGTTCAATTTGTGTTGCTCTACCTCCCGTTGGTGTAATAAGTGCTACCATCTTTTATCTTTAAGTTTTGCAATGATTCTTGTTATCCCTTCCTCAATACGTATTTTGCAAAGATACTCTGTCAATTCATATTGTTTTTCTAAACTTGGTATTTTTTGTAAAGTCATTTTCTCTGGAAGAGGTGATTCAGTAACATAATCCTCGTATTTTAAATCAAGTTGTTCACATATTATTCTGGCAATCCTTTCCATAGAATAAACACAATTACTACCGATATTGAGTAATTGAAAACTACCAATATAACAAAGATTTTCTAATACCACTACTGCATCATCTAAGTGCATCCATGATCTCAAACTATCAGTATGAACAGTAATTCTTTCTTTTTTAAGTAAAGAAGTTACAAATCGAATCATAGCGGATCTGTGATCTCCTATCGTTTCATCCTCGTGATAGAACATAAATGGGCGAACTATAATAGCATCCAATCCATTTTCTACATCGTATTTAACCAACTGCTCACCGATCAACTTACTCAGGCCATAGAAATTATTTGGTTGTAAATCAGTGCGATCTTCTGATAACACCCCTCCAATATTTCCATAAACTTCTGATGTAGAAAAGAATATAAGTTTTGCATTTACTTGCCTGCATAATTGTATGATATTCTCAGTACCATATAAATTAGTTTTTACGGCCGTGCAAGGCGAGGATTCACAAGTAACCCGACTAACCATAGCAGCTAAATGAAAAACGACATCAGGTAAGAATGAGTAAAATGAATTTATTAAATCAGCTCCATTATTAATATCAACAGTTAAATAACCATCTTTAAAATTTTGAACAACATCAATCCCTCTAACAGAATGCCCTTGACTCCTGAGATATGGAACCAAAACTTGCCCAATATTTCCTTCACTTCCTGTAACTAATATTCTCATGCTGCATTTATTAATTTAGACCAACGGCTCAAGGTTTTCATACTCTGTTCGTACGTATAATAAGAAACACCTTCCGTTAGGTAACTGTTATCATCAAAACCATATTCTTTTGCTTTTTTGTAAACCTCTGTATTCGGTAATATCCATAAGGTATTTGTCCCCCTTCTGCGGATCTTACTGTGCTTGATGTTTGTTACTGTCTCCAAAATATTCTTTTCCGTATCTCCTGGCAAACCAACTATGAATTGCGACATTGTATTTAATCCATGAGCATGAGCCCTTGCTATACCTGCCAACATCTTTTCAACGGTTGTATTCTTATTACAACGATCCAGACTATCTTGTGATAATGTTTCAACGCCAAGCCAAACCGTATGACAACCAGCACTCTTCAGATTCCAACATAATCCATCATCTGTTAATGTTTCAGCTCTACTTGCACATTGCCAATTAAACCCACCTAACTCCCGTATGGCCTTACAAATATCTATTGCTCGTCCTCTATGAGTAGTAAAATTATCATCCTCAAACATGAACTGCTTGGTAACGATCAATTGTAATTCTTTAATAACATTATCAACACTTCTGGGTTTCCAACTTCTGTCCCAAAAATCAGATGAAGCACAAAAACTACAATCAAAGCAACACCCACGGGATGATATAATTGGCATTCCCATAGTACGATTACCCGTAAAACCAGTATAATCTGGAAAAGGTATTTCATTTACATTCACTGATTTACCTTTGATAATTGAATTAGTATTACCATTTACAATTTCAAGTATTACGTTTTCCCCTTCTCCTATAACTACCTGATCATACCCAATATCCAACATCTGTTGTGGCATAGCTGAAGGATGATGCCCACCACAAATCATTTTCCCTTTGAACATTTGTCTTAATCCAATTGCAGATTTAACAGAGAAGCTATGAAATGAAACAGCGACCATATCGTAAGTATTATTCCTCTCTGAGAAAGCATCTACTAAATCACAGGCTTTCACTTCTACTCCAGCCTGTTTCAAAACAGCTTGTAAGTAACCGAGTGAGGGAGGTGGG